TTAAAGTTGGTGATTTCACAGCAGACAGTCAAACAACTGTAAACTTTATACTAGAAGGTGCAGACAACTTAGCAAACGGTGACCTAGCAGGACACGTTATCGCAGACGTCTCATTCTAAGTTAAACAACTTAATAAAAAATCCTCACTAGTTGGGGATTTTTTTTGATCTGGAAATCTGAAATCCTGATAAATAGTACAAAGACGGAGACACACATGAGTATATCAAGATCAGGAGCAATGGGTAGTTCGGAAGTAGTATCCGGAAATATTGAGTTTTACACATTGTTCACAACTATAGATATCACTAGAACAGGTGACTATACAGACAATACACAGAAAGATTTTGAAAGTGTTGTACAGGTGATAGGATTAAGGGCACAACCAGTTGTAATGAATAATCCAGTTGCACTTAATGGAGCCGGTGCTAATGTTTTAGAAAATTATGGAGCACCAACACTTACAGGAGCAGGTTGGATTTTTAAATTTGCTTTTGAAAGAGAAGGTGTGCATTCTATACAAACACTAAAAGATGAATTAGATGGAATTGTACTGAACGGAGGAACTATAGATACTAAAAGTTCAGTTAATATGGAATTTACTAAACAAGATTTATTATAAGAGAAAAAATGCCTAAAAAGAACAAACCGGAACTTACACCAAAACCTTATGTTGAGAGCGGTAACATAGAGGCACATATTATTGCAGATATGCTTAGAATAGAAAGTATTACTGCAGAACTAAGAGAATTCAAGGAAACAACTAAAAGCAGGCTAGACAAATTAGAAAGTTGGATTATTGCTATTGTTGGACTAACTGTTACAACATTAATTTCTACAGTTGTAGGATTAGTATTAAAAGTGTTATGAGATTAGACGAATTTACAGAAGATCCTATATACGAAGCCAGGATGGTATGGCGTAAGGTAGGCAATAAGATTAAACGTGCTGTCAGATGTACTGCTGGTAGGCGTAAGGGAAGAGTCGTTTCTAATCCTAGTCAGTGTAATGCACCTATAGATTATAAAAAAAGAATACAGTTAAAAAGGACAAAATCACGTTTAGGTGCAAGAATGGCAAAGAAAGCAAGAAGAACAAAAAGATTTAATTCGCTGAGTAAAAGAGTCGCTAAATTGAATAGGCGTTAAAATGAAGTTTACAGATGTTAAAACATTAGAACATTTTTTAAAGGAATATTCTTATAATAGTTCAGGAAAACCTACACCCTCTGGCCAACAATCTATAGGTCAAAATGCAAAAGCAGACGATAAAGATTCTATTACTCCACAAATTCAACCTATACCTATAAAAAATATAAAAAAAGATACTGCGGTAGTTGATAAGAAGGGCAACGAATTAGGTACAGTAGTATCTACTGTAGGAAATTTACCAGCAAAAGATAGTGTAGTAGTACAAGATAAAAATAAAAAATTACAAGTTTTAGACAAAGACACCCAAGTAGATGTTGCCAGCATGGAAGAATCTAAATTGTCTAAATTAGCAAAACGTAAAAATAAAAAACTTCAAATTAAAAAAATAGGAAGTAAACTTAAAAAATTATCAAGAAAAAGATTAAAAGAAGCAGACCCAAAACTTTTTGAAATAAACTTTAATAGAAAAGAAGTAGCAACAGAAGCCTTAGATATGCCAGTAAAATGTGGCTTTGAAGCAGAAACATTCTTTTATAGTGTAAACGATAGTCGAACAAACGTAGATGATATGTCTATAGGTGATATAGAATACGAATTCGGTGATCTACCTGATCAAGCATATCAAGACTATCAAGATTGGCTATATGATAAAGGGCAATCAGAATATTTAGACGACTTAGTATCTGAAAAAATAGATGAAGTTAGAGAAGATGAAGAATGGTTAAATGATTTCATAGACAGCAGTAGTGGCCCAAGTTCAGAAGCAATCGAAATATACAAAAAAGATTTTGAAGAAGCAGACCCACAAGAATACGAAAACCGTGAGGAAGATGGTTGGGAATACATGAACTGGGTCAGAGAATATGTAGAAGAAGAATACGAAGAAGAGTATATGGCTTGGTTAGACTCAGCAGTTCGTGAAGAATACGATTTAGATGATGAAGCAACTGAAAATGCTAGAAGTGATTACAGTATGGAAGACTGGGTATACGACCTTTACAGTTACATGAGCAGTTTCCTCGATGACTACGGATATGATTACAGTACAGAAGGATCAGTAGACGGTGTTGCAGATGAATTGTATAGATGGATACAGGATAATAGTGTATTTGATTCTTTTCCGGAGACAGGAGATTACGGAGATACTTATACTACAACCGGATGGGCAGTAGAAAAGGATAGCAGTATTGATCCAGATGAAGGCGCGGCGGCAGAATTAATTTCACCAGTGTATAGTTCTCCTAGAAAAATGCTAGAAGAAATGAGAACTTTATTTAAATGGAGCGAAGATAATTTTGGTACTAACAATACTACTGGCCTACATGTTACAATGAGTTGGAACGGTGAGCCTGATGCACCTGTAAATGATGATGGTGAAAAAGACAGCCAAGAGCCAAACAAACTAAAAATGGCATTATTATTAGGTGATGAATATCTACTAGCACAATGGAGTAGGCTAAGAAATACTTACACAAAAAGCCAATATCAAAATGTGTTAAGATATGCAGAAGGAATGAAACGCGGTGATAAAGAAAGTTTTAAGAATTTTGAAAAAGAATTATCTAAAGGCATTAGCAGAGAAAAATTCAGTAGTATACATTTTAAAAATCAAAGAGACGAAGATACCAACAGTGAACTTATAGAATTTAGAATTATGGGTGGTGCTGATTATAACACAATGTATGAAAAAGTTGTTAAAACAGTTGTAAGATATGCAACCATAATGCAGGCAGGTTATGACGAAGATGCTTACAGGAAAGATTATGTAAATGCTGTATTTAGATTATTGCGTAAGAGTCAGGAAATAGATCCTAAAAAGTTAAAAGATTTAGAATCACTTAATCATCCAGTTATAGATGCGGCCAAAGAAATTGTAGGTAAAAAAGATTACTTTGACGTTGTAAGAATGTTAAATAATTCTGTAAGTAGTTACAATGAGTATCAACAATTAACAGAGCCTGATGCTGATAAAGAATGGAAACAGGAAGTAGCAGATTTTGAAAAAGGCACCGGTGAAAAATTAAGTATTGTAGAAGTTGAGGAAGGTGAACCAATCAGAGGTTATATAGAACCTAACAGACTATCACCAAGCAAAAGAGCACCAGCAATATTACAAAAGGCACAAGACTCTTTTGCTAGGGCAATTACAGTACTTGCTAGAGATATTGCTGATGGTAAGGCTAGAAGCAAGCCAAATGCAAAAAGTATAAGAATATTTAGAGAATATGCTTCTGAACTTAAATTAGATAATAAAAAAATACAAGATTTAATTATACAAAGTATAGATAATCTTAATTTTAATGGCACCGATAAAGACAATATTTTAAGACTGGAAAAAGGTATATCGTCTTTATTTAAACAAGACATAATTCAAAAACCTGAATTCATAACCCCTCAACAAATAGATGTAATTTTAAAAAAATCTTGGCAATTCGCAATGTCAGATGACAGAAAAGATAACAAAAAAGTAGATCAATTTATAAAATTATTACAAAAAGTATCACCTTATTTGGATTATGATCAAATCGCAGGAAGTTTAGAATCAGTACTGAAAGCCAGACAGGAAAATGAATTTGCTAGATACATGAAATCTGGTTCCTATGGAGATGCTGGGATACTTAAAACAGGAAAAGTTACTACTCCAGGTGCTCCAGAAGAACTTTTAAAATTTTTAGAACCATATAGTGGTTACAAACATCCAACAAGTCCAGAGCATCATGTAAATATAAGAAGTGACGATCGTTACTCACAAGTATTTCAAATGAGATTGATGCAGAGATTGAGAGATAGATTAGAACACTTGAGAGAATTGGAAACAGATGATCCTGAAAAAGCAAATAAACTCAAAGAAAAATTATGCGACATTGGAATGGATTTACTGGAAGGTTTAAAGCCTCAACCAGATCTTTGGGACGAAGAAAAAAGTGGTTATAGAAGAGGAAATGACAGTCCAAAACATTTGGCCACACATGATACCTTAGAACGTTGGAACGATGCCGCAGATAAACTTGCACGAATGAAAGGCGAAATTGGCGAAGATGACTGGACATACAATTTCAGTAGTGCATACGACGATTATGTTCTAGGTTCTATACACATAGATAGATACTTTAGTTGGAAAGAAACCGAAGGACCAGAACAAGACTATGTGTTGAAAGAATTACATAAAGAAAGATTCGCGGCAATTAAAAAGTTTTATACACAATTTGATAAAATATTCCAAGGGGAAGGTTTTGTAAATCTAAAGGCTGAGATACAAGCCAAGAACACATTGGATAGACGAAATAAAGATTTTGAAAAGAATGTAAGAGACAAAGCAAGAGCAACATTTAATATTCCTAGTCACAGTTATGTGTATATGGAAAGAGAATTTTTTGATACAATTACAGACGAAAATTATAGCGATAGAGCCGCATATTTAGATGCTCATCTTGAGCATTTTAATGAAAAAGTAAATAATGGTGAAAAAGTATATGTTATACCGGCGGCTCATATGTCACAGGCTGATGATGCATATGATGGATTAGACTTAATATCAACTTTAGAACAAGAAAATAACTTTTATACTAGTTGGCGAAAAACAGGTTATAGAAAAATACTACAGAAATTTTTTAGAGTATATAATATAACATATAATGATTTAACAAGTTATAATGGCAAAAAATTCTTTCAGGTTGGTGGCGATGAGTATCAAAAGTTAGCAGAGCTAGGTATAGATATCACTAGAAAAGGTGATAGCAGAACAGGAATGCCTGGCCAGTCAGATCTAATAGATCCTGAAGAATTAGAAAATCCTATAAGCGGCGAGCCTATCAATAGAGGTAGTGCCAGTTACTGGATGTCAGATGATGACGAAGCCAAAGAGGAAATGAGATTTAAAGCCTTTGATTGGAGTATATATCCAGAACCAGTAAAAGGTTTAGTTGCTAAAGAATTAAAAGGTATGAAAGATGACCAGGGATTTTACAGTTTAAAACTTGCTATAAAAGATGTCATAGATAGAATACAAAAAGGTGACACAGGTATCAGTTTAAATAGTGTGGATAATGCTGAAGGACTTATAATGGCGGCTGATGTAGATGGTTACAGAAAAGATCATTCAGCCAAAATTGGTGCTGAAACTAATTGGAGTAATTTAGCAGATTATTTAAAAATAGAACGAGGAGTAAATGATCAGGGTGTAGATCTCTTAAAACAAACATACTATATGTATGATAATAATTCTAGTGGTGATTTTGCCGCAACGGGTGTTTCTCTGGAAAGATGGGTAGATGCGGTACAAAAGTCATACAAATATATTACCACAAATTATACAGTAAGTGGCGGCAACTATTTTAGAGGCGAAGATTATATTGGTGCTAGACACGGTGGTCCTGATAATGCAGATAAAACAATAACAACACCACCTGAAAAGGAATTTAATTCAGATTACGATAAGGCCAGACAGGATTTTCCTATGTTTGATAAAATGATGCAAAACGGTATGCAGAATTATTTAGCAAGAGGTCATGTAAATGATCTGGTAGGATTTTTAAATAATATAGATAATGACCATAATTTTAAAGCAACGGTATTGAACACACTTTTGAATGCACCAGAAAGTGGTATGGGTGCTTTTGATGATTTTCAATCTGCTTTAGCATCGGCAAGGATGAATATGTCTAGACAAAATGCATCTACAGAAAGTAAGATAAATAGTGATATGCCTAGTATTTTTGAAAAGTTTGAAAACCTATCTTTAGAAAAACAGTTAGAAGTTTTGTCTAAAATCGAATCTAAAAAGATAGATGAAGCATATAAAAAGGCAACGCAAGTAAAAGCAAAAGAGAAAAAACCTAAGAAACGTAAACCTAGTAAAGGACACCAAAGCCCACATCCTTATAAAGGCAGATTAGTTGGTGAGAGTGTGCCAGATAACACAAAAATCCGAATGTTAAATCATTTACTTTCTGATAAAATGCCTGCAAACGATATTAAAAAGCAAATGGATGCCTTTTTTGCTTTACCAGACCCTAAAATGATAAAAGCCTTTAGAGATAGACGTGCTACGGGCGGAGATGATGCATGTTTGAGGCCTATATTAAGAAGTTTTATAAAAAGACAAATGGCTGATACACAGCAAAAATTTATAAATTTAAATGAATCTAAATTAAACGAATACAGATTTGATAATATAGATTCTGAAAGTCCTGACCCAGAAAGATTTTTAATAGTAGATAGTCAAGGAAACGTGATCAAAATAGGTGCAAATATAGGTAGTGCTAAAATTATAGGCATAGTTCCGCCTAGCGGAGATAATTTAGGATCTATTATAACTACTAAAGGTAAATTACCTATACCTAACAAATTAGGACTTAAAATTATAGATAAGAAATTTAAACAACAAGAACTTCCTTTGCCTAACCCAGAACCTACACAATTAGAGTTGCCTGGTATGAATAAAAAGAAGGAAGAGTCTTTGAAGGAATACGAAGACTTAGAAGCCGAAAAAACTAAGATTCAGGACATTGTTAGTAAGTTAGACATTGAAAACGAAAAAGACAGAGAACTTATAGATCAAATCTGGAGAATACTAAATGCAGATCATATTCAAACTGTAATCGGTAAATTAGTTGTAAAGCCTATTGCTGATGAAACAGCAATGAATAAAGAAGCGGCAACTAAAGTTTTAACACAGGTAATTTATCAAATAGAAAGCAGTTACGATAAAATTAAAGAGTTTTTAGATGATTTAGAAAAAACAGGTTCTGCGTATGATGTAGATGCATTGAAGCAACCTATAAATGCTTTATCAAATGTATTTAAATCAGATGTAGGATATACTGTATTTAAAACATTATTACCTTATGGAGTAGGCTCTAATAAGAAAGGCCCGGGCGAATTTGCTCTTGCTATGTTAAGTGATAGAGTACAATTGAGCGATACTACAGGAGACATTGTAGTAGACGGTGAATTAGTTGAAGTAAAAGCAAGTAAAAGTGAAACAAGTTCAGGCGGCGGTAGATTAGGTATGGGCGGCATGCCACAGTTACAAGCAAGAGATTTATTGCTAAGATACAAAGATGTTATACCGTCAGTTGCTTCACACTTAGATGATGAAGGCAATAAAACATTGGGTATAAGTAACTTTGTAAAATATTTAAATCAAGATCTTCCAGTAGGAGATAAGCGAAGATACGATATTACTAAAGAGTTTTATAAGGATCTTTTTATACCAGCATCAGTTGAAAAAATTGCAAAAGCATTCCAAAATTCAGACAGTGATAGAGAGATTGCACTACAATATGCAGGTGCTAATTACGTTGACTATTTAACAAAAGGACAATTTGAAGCATTATTGGCAATAGATATGTACACAGGTAAAACAGCATACATATCAAATGAAGAAGAATTTATGGAGTTCCAGAAGGGAGATCATTCAGGTGCTATGGGTATTAGTGTGGTGCCTTCAAATTCAGGTCCAACAGAATCATTTGTCCAGATGACATTTATAAAGAAGGGAAAAATATGAAAATAAATGATATAAAAGAAAATTTTGCCCTACCTGATATAAAATATAACAGATATGGTATGCCTGATTATACGCCTTATTTAAAACTAATTTCAAAGGCTTTAGAAGCAAAGTTAGGAAGAGTTCAAATTCAAAAACATCTAGAAAAGACATTACGAATAAACGCAAGGTCAGCCAGAGAACTTATTAAAAAATGGGAAACAATTAATAAGCAAGTAATACCTATGAAACTCAATGCCGAAGCCGGTGGCGGTGGTGGTGCTGGTGGCGGTGGTGCTGGTGGCGGTGGTGCTGGTGGCGGTGGTGCTGGTGGCGGTGGAGCCGCAGGTGGCACTGGCGGAGCAACAGGCGGAACAAGTTCAGGTGGAGACGGAGGGTCTGCAGATGGTGGTAGCACCGGAGATAGTGGTACTACATCCTCCGATTCCACTCCTAGTGATGCACCTAGTATGGATGCTCCTAGGGGATATGCTTTTTTAGGTAGTATGATGCCTACAAAGAAGAAAAAGAAAAAGAAGAAAAAGAAATCTAAAATAAAATTTGGTGGTAGCATATACGAAAATGTTGAGCAGATGAAAGATAGACTTTCCGAATTAGAAATTGCCTTACAACGAGCAAAAGAAATCAATAAAAATATTAAACGTGATGACACACATATTAATATAATTTCTAAATTAAGTGTAATAGCAGAAGAAGTAGGTTTAGAATTAGATGGTTATCAAGAGACTCAAGTTTTACGACTACATAATAAATTAGAAAGTGCATGTTATGAATTAGAAGAAGTATTCAAGGATGCTATAAGAGATATCAAAAACCAAATAGACGAATTAGAATACGATGAAAATATTTGATGCTATACAACAGGTAGTTCCTTGCCCAAAAACAAAATCTAAAGGTTGCCAATGTGATAGAGTTGAAACTATCAAAGAAGCAGAAGAAGTTGTTAAAGCAATAGCACAATTAGAACATACTGTAGACGATGTACAAGGTTTTGTAAAGTTCAAACAAAAACCCGGCCAACCCACAATAATAAAAGGCATAGTAAAAGGACTAACTCCAGGTAAACATGGATTTCATATTCATGAGTTCGGAGATCTTAGTGATGGTTGTGCAAGTGCAGGTGGTCATTATAATCCAGACGGTGTAGATCACGGTAGTTTGGATAAAGGTCATGTGGGAGATTTAGGAAATGTTGTAGCAGATCAATCTGGTACTGCAAGATTTCAAATAAAAGCAGAACGTGTAGTATTATCTGATATAGTGGGTAGAGCAATAGTAATACATGCTGACGAAGATGATTTAGGCAGAGGCGGTGATGAAGAAAGTTTAAAAACAGGTAATGCTGGTGACAGAGTTGGTTGTGGTGTAATACGTTTAAGAGAAGTTGTAGAGGAAGAATATCAAAGAAGTGTTAGTGATAAACATTTTGATAGAAACCAATTACCACAGATAAGAAGAAACCACATTGAAAAATCACAATTTGATCACAAAGAAGGTAAAATAAGTATAGATAAAATAAAGCCTGTTCAAACTCAACGTGTAAAAGGATTGAGTAAGAAAGCAGAAGATGTATTTTTAAATAATGCCGATAGGCCTTTTATAATTGACAGAAAAGGATATTTAATAAACGGACATCATAGATATGATGCGGCTCATATGTTAGGAATTAAACGTGTCCCTGCAATAATGATAGATGCAGACATAGAAGATGTGATGAAACATTTTTCTCATACAAGTAGTAATGTTGAAGTAATGGACGAAAATTATTTTAAAAAATTACTACAAGAAAAAATGGATAATGTTATATATAAGAACTTTAGACGTGATCAATCAATTGAAAAACAAATAAATCCAAAAGAGCCACAAGAAGCCTGGGACGCCTATACCGGAGATTATCTTCCATATTATTTTAGCAATGGTATGAAACTAAACTTAATGGACGAAGATTACGATCCTAATTATGATGTTTGGGTATTTACTGATTTGAATGGTAATGAAACAAAAGGCGAAAAAGCAAAAGATCTTTACAACTTGTTGCAAGATATGACGCAGATACCTATAGAAGAAGCAACAAGTTCTCCAGGCAGAGTAAAACGTGCAGGTGCAAGTTGCAAAGGTTCTGCAACGGAACTTCGCAAGAAGGCTAAAAAGTATAGCGGTGAAAAAGGAAAGATGTATCACTGGTGTGCCAACATGAAGAGTGGTCGTAAAAAATCTTAAATAAATAGTCGTATGTCCGACGAAAGTAAAATTTATATTGATGATGCTTTAGAATATACAGGGCAAGACTGGATTGATAAAGTACTATTGCATCAAGTAGGTAAGTTAGAGGGAACTGAAGAACACCCAGACGATACCTTACAAAAAATATTTCAAACTATAACAATGAGTCATTTACAAAATGTAGGCTCTATAGAACCCATAAAATTATCACAATATTCTGATTATTCTACACAATACAAATGGTATCCCTCAGATACTGAAGAACAGTTTAATATGCATTGGCAAGATCCTAATACTAGAGGAATACTGTACAAATATAATTGGGCAGATAAAAATGGTAAGCCGACACCAGTACATTACGATATAAATGACTTTGGATTTAGATGTAAAAACTTTAGTGACAAAGATGGTATATTATTTTTAGGATGTAGTTTAACGTTTGGTGTAGGTGTAAGAAGAGAAGATACATGGACACAAATAGTTGCTGATCATTTTGGTTTAGAGAATTGGAACTTAGGTATGCCAGGAAGAGGGTTAGATATAATAGCATTATATTTAAGATTGTTTATAAATAATTTAATTCCTAATATTAAAGCAATTTGTATTTACATGCCTCCTACTGGAAGAAAAAGTATTTTTTTAGAAACAAAACTTAAAGGACCAGAAGCACAAAATACAGCACCGTTAGAAATTGCACATCTAAATGGCATGGATTGGAAAAACGATGATTTTTGGGACAAACCCTTGCCAAGGCCTTTGTACAAAGATTTTATAGAAAATATTGTCTCAGAAAAAGATATTTTTTTAAACTGGATGTGGAAAAGAGAAAACACATTTTATAATGAATTGGCCTCAGTTGCTATAATTAAAACAATAGCAGACGAAAGGGAAGTTCCGTTAGTTATTTTAAATTCTTTTGATAATATTTTTCAAGATCATAAAGATTTAGGTAGAGATTTATTACATCCTGGACCTAATAATCATAAGGCTCTCGCAGACAAGTTTATTTTAAATTTAAATTTGGATAAATAGTAGTATGCTTATTAAAGATATTATTAATGAAACTTCATCAGGTGCTATAGCAACAGTGGCAACACCTATGGGTAAAATGATAAAGCGGCCTAATCCTAGTGTTTTTTCTAAAACTAAAGTAAAGAAAAAGAAAAAGAATAAGAAAAAACAAAAACGTGTCAAAGTATAAAGCAAATCTCCTCACTCTAGATAAATTTTATAGTGCTATTTCTAATAGTCATAATGTATGGGAATCAACTATAAATTCTGATTATACTCATTACAAATTTATTTCTCCTGATGATTACGACACTTTTGAATACAATGTTGAGACCAATATTAAATCTTTACAAGATAGTAATTGGGTAGATCAAAATAAAAATATTATAGATATAGATTATAAAATTAACAAGCAAGGGTTTAGATGTAATCACTTTAGTGATGAAGAAGGTATATTATTTTTAGGATGTAGTTATACCTTTGGAGTAGGTTTACATGAACACCAAACATGGGCATATAAAGTTGCAGACTATTTTAAAACAAATTGTTGGAACTTAGGAATCCCTGGACACGGATTTGATATTCATTCTTATTTTGTAAATTGTTATTTAAAGGATGAATTGCCTAATATCAAAGCAGTATGTATGTTACAGAATCCCCCGGATAGAATAAGTTTGCTTCAGGACAAAGGTGATGAAATAGTACTACAGGATTATTTTACAATATTACAAGCAAATGAAGATAAGGCCCATACAATTATGTATAAAGATTTTTTACAGTCTTTAGAAATGACTTATGAAATGCATAATTTAAAAAATAGAAAAAGTATAGAAAATTATTGTAAATTACATGGTATACCTTTTGTTTATATGCAGATAAAATCTGCATTAAAGGATTTTTCTATGAAGCCGTCTGTTGCAAGAGATTGTCAACATCATGGAGAGACAGAAAACACTCATATAGCAAACAAAGTGATAGAAAAACTAGATAAATACTAATATGAGAGCAGTAAAAGGTAAAAATAATTTTTTAAGTTTAATTAATAATCCAGAAACAGCATTATTCAATAAATGTGACATGGAAAAGTTTCTAGACGTAAATACATTAAACGAAAGAGAGTTACATCTTGCAGAAGAACTATATAAAAGAGATGTATTTAATAAAGTTAGAAAAGGTAATAAAGTTGGTTACAAAACGTACAATCAAAAACAAAAAATTTAATAAGCCAAATCTTGCTAGAAAACTTGATAACATGGCAAAAAATATTGCTAAAAAAGGTGTTTATATTGTAGCAAAAACCGAACCTGGATACAATATTGTTAATTACATTACCAAAGAGGTTTTACTTGAAAATATACCTTTTAGTAAAGTTGCAAACAATTTAAATCGAGAATTAAACAAATCTAAAGATAAACCTGCTATGGGGAATTATCAATCTCACATAGATAGATATTATAAGCATTTTAACGACATACAGTTTTACAAACATACAATACGAACTAGTAAAGATATTACCAAAGTATTTTCAGCAGGTTGTAGAATGCAAGATTCTATACAAATGATGAATCAAGCCAGAGAGTACATACGAAGTTTTTAAAAAAAATCTACATATATGATAAATAAGACTATATAACAAATATAGTTTAGGATATTATCATGCAAATAAAAGATTTTAATTTACAGGGTACAACGAAGATTTCAAAAATCAATGCTGTACTGAAAGAAGAATTTGGTATGAGCATTTCAGCAGGTTTCCCTCAAAAGGAAAAACTTGAGACCATTAAAGAAATGTCTGAAATGGCTATTATCAAATTAAAAGATACTTCAAAACACTTTCAATTAGAACCTGAGTACGCAAAGTTTTTGGGTGTGAAAGATGTTATTGATACAATGTTATCAGAAGGCCAATATGCTGATTCACCAGCATATAAAAAAATGAAAGAAGAACTTTATGCTAGTGTTGTCACTCTAATGGACAGTGGATGCACAAATGAAGAAGCAGTAGCACAAACAATGAACGAGTTCAGAAAGAACCCTAATTATTGTTATGATGATAGGCATATAGAACCCATTGTTATCAAGATGGTAAAAGAGTATATGGGCGAAGGTGAAGTTGGTACATTAGCAGGTGGTATTGCAGGTTATAAAGCAGGAACGGCCGCTGGTGCAAAAATAGGCGGTAGTATTGCTGGAGTACCAGGAGCGGCTATAGGCGGAGCACTTGGAGCCATAGGAGGCGGAATCATAGGTGACAAACTTACTGATTCAGTATTAAGAGGACTTTCAGAAGAAATCGGTATACCAGTTGAAGATTTAGAAAGTTATGATGCAATAGAAGAAAAACTGGACCTATTTGCAGAAGTATCAGGTAAAAGCAGAGAATCAGTTATAGGCTTCCTAAACGGCCTTGAAGAAGATGCTTTACCACAAGGTATACAAATGTTCGGCAGAAAAATTGCAGAGAAAAAATTAAATGACAGCATTCAATATATGTATAAACTTAAAAAAGACGGTAAGAGTGTTGAAGAAATTGCAAAAGAACTAGATATGAAACCAGAAGAAGTTAAAGATGCAATGAGTAAAACAGCAGAGTCTGTAGAGGAAAACAAAATGAATATGTTTGATGATATAATAGCAGACTTACTTTCAGAGGAAGTTAAAGTTGAAGAAGCAGAAGTTGTAATGGCTGTAAGAGCATTAGCAGATGATATACAAGATCAAATTGAAAGAGTTGGAAGAATGGTTAACGAAGATATTCCAGCGATTGCTGATCAAATGAGTTCCGAAATGGGTGCTCAACAGGCGGCTCAATTTAAAGATAGTATGGAAGGAGTTTTATCAGGTCACTTAGAAGCAACTAAGGCAAGTAAGGATAGCATAGACGGTATTATAGGCGGACTTACAGGTGAGGGTAGTGTTGGAGCATTAGGTGATTTAGCAGAACCTAGTATGGATGACGAAATGCCAAGCGACTTAGCACCTGAAGAACCAAGCATTGATGATTTAGCAGTTGATGATAACGTACCAGCGGCGGCAGGACCAGTAGATGAGCCTTTAGGCAGAGCCCCAATAGAGTAATAATGCGATTACATGAACTTTTACAGGAATCTTATGACGACGAACTGATATCAGCAGTTGGCGATTTAATATCTATCGCTATTACAAAAGACTTAAAAAAGATTTCTACCGAAAAGTTTCAAGGAGTTTTAGCAAAGCAAGGTTATCCTGCAAGTATAGAAGAAATTATACAAGCAGTTGATAAGAGTGGATTTGCATCATCAGTGAATAAAATAGAAATAATACCTAATACAGAATTAGGAATAGAACTTAACAAAGAAGAACCAACAGTGGATGTTGGTAATATGGCAGGCAATCAAGCAATAAGTGATATTAAATCGGAGTTATAATGGCAAACATTTTTACAAATGCTACCCAGGCAAGAAAAGATACTAGAAATAATGTTACAGTTCATGGAGAAGTAACAAGTATCGAAAGTAAAGTACTTGCTAATATAGATGCTGGCGTATTGTATGCAAATGTATCTGCTAATACAACAATGACTACTAGTAATGCGTACTACAATGCATTCAACGGAATCACAACAGACCCTACAAAATTAGATCAAATAAATTATGTTAAAAAACACTTTGTAGATTTAGGCTACGGTGTAAGCATAACTACAAATACAGAATCCAATAATACTATCGTTTGGAATATATCCTGGTAAATATCTTTACTTAACAAAGTAAAAGATAAATGCTGAAAAACAAATACGAATACCCTAATCTCAAACGAGTACAAACCAAAAAAGGCAGACAATATGTAGGAGAGGACAATAATCCTGTTCCTAGTGTTACTACTATCTTAGGAGATACAGGAGATAAGACTGCTCTTATAGCCTGGCGTAAACGTGTAGGAGAAGCAGAAGCAACTCGTATAAGTACAGAGTCTGCAGGACTTGGAACTAAAGTACACAATGCACTAGAAAAATATATACTACAAGAAGATTATGAAATAAAAGGTAATAATCATATTAGTGTAATGGCTAAAAACATGGTTACAGAAATGATAGACAAAGGTTTATCTAAAGTAGATGAATTATATGGTGTAGAAGTTGGGTTAATTGCAGAAGGATTATATGCAGGTACGGCAGATGGAATAGGCATGTGGCAAGGGGAAGAAGCAATTATCGATTTTAAGACTGCAAAGAAAATTAAAAAACGTGAATGGATAGAGGATTACTTTTTACAAGGTTGTGCTTATGCATTAGCACATAATGAAATGTTTGGAAGTAACATACAAAAGGTAGCAATATTAATGATAGACAGAGAAGGCAAATATGCTGATTTTGTTATTGAAGGTGAAGAATTTAATGAATATTGTGACAAATGGTCCTCTAGACTAGCAGACTATTATTCCAAGTAATACCATAAGATGATAAATACTACTAGTTAGGAGACTTTTAGTATGGCAACATCAAACAATAGTGTAATTGTTTCAAGAATACAAAACAGACGAGGGCTGAAACAGGACCTTCCAAGCCCATTACGACCTGGTGAATTAGGACTAGCAACAGATAGTCAGCAACTTTACATAGGAACTGATCCTAGTTTAAGTAATGAAAACGGTAAAACATTACAAACAGAAAATCACACTGGTTCTGTAAGAGATACTGTAGCAATATCTCACAATCAGATTATAAAATTTACAGTACCTCATATAAGATTTCCTGCCGGTACATTCTCAGGTACTGAAAAAACTATAAGTTATACTCCTAGTACAGAAAAAACGTACACATTACCAAATTCAGGTAGTGATACAAGAAAAACATTTAGGGAAACAGTTGCCGATGGCAACTTTATTAATTTAGAAAATAATTTGGCATTTACAGCCAATACTATCACAGTAGTGAAAAACGGTGAAATTTTAAATGGTGATGATGATGCTACCGTGTCAACTTTAATTAGTAATGATTATATATTTTCATGTAATACTGCATTAGCAAATACACATACGGCTACATTTAGAAATCTACTTACAGCAACTGATGAAGTTGCAATAACATATTATGGTAATAGTGCAGTAATACAATCTTTAGATGGTCATGAAACTGCAGATTCTAGAATTACATTTTATAGTCCCTCACAAAACTTTTATAGCCAGTACTCTATTCCGGATTTCAGAAAAATAGATGAAAAATTTGTAAGAGTTGCCGCAGATACAGGTGTGGGGCATATTGGTTTAGAGTATAAGCATATATCTATTGTTGCTGATAGTGGTGCAAATATTAGTTTTGCTTCATTAGGAAACTTATTAACAAGTCAGGTAACTGAAACAGCAAACGTAGTAACATTTACACCAGTAGGTGCATCAGATGTAACTGTTGCGTATAATAACTCTGGTGAAGATTATAATGCCAGTAGTTATTTTAATCACGTATATGTAGAAGAAGTTACCAATAGTTGGGTAAATAATAAAACTATACCTTTAACAGCAAGTAATTCAACAAGTATATCATTTACTCTACCTTCAGGAAATGCTTGGCAAACAGCAAGATCATGTACTGCCGCAGAATCATCAGGTGGTACTACAACTATTACTGGTAATGTTGATGGCCTTACTGCAAATGATTATGTTAAATTTATAGGTTCTAACGCAACACAATTTAATGACACCGACAAAATATATCAAGTACAAAGTGTAAGTACGGGTTCATTTACGGTTACTGAAGACAACGTAAGTTCAGCAATTACGAGTAATTTAGATTATATAAATTATGGTTCTGATAATAGTGGAGCCAATGTACAGATTTTTTCACCTTTACATGGTGTACCAGTTGGAGCAGATTTTAAACTTGCAGGAAGCACATCAACTGGGCAGGTAGCAAATGGAAATGCTACACTTATAGGAACAGCAACAGATAATACATTCTTTATAGTGGCGGCAGGCGCAGGAACATCAAATGTTACAGGTACAGCAGATGTTGTATTTGGTAGTGATACGTCTGGGAACATATCTCGTGTTAGAAGCACAGATTTAAGTAGTGCAACGAATCTTACTGAAGCAGTAACTATTGTAAGTGATTTATCAGATGCAGATGTATGGGAAAGTTTACAATTAGTACCAGATGGATTTAATAACAGAGTATTCTTTACTAGTAAGGCATCTAAGACATCAACACCGTTTGATTTTAGACTACATAACGATAGTGCAGATACATTAGGTACACTACAATTATTAGATAATGATTATGTTTATGGTAGTAAAGTATATGATAAGAATACTTCAGTAAAGGCAAAGTTAGAACTTTGGTTACAGGAAAAATTAATTGATACTGAAATAAATTTATTTGAATCTGTAGCAATTAATACTACTTCTTATTCTCCTACTTCTTCAATTGCTAATATTGAATCATATAGTACTGTTGTAGATAGTGAGTTTAAAGATATAGATTTTACTAGTAAAGAAGAAGCAGAAAATTTTGCATATATTTTAAATAATCTATATTTTAGATCTTCTACAGATGTAGAATCCAAAGGTCTAGTAAATACCAAATTAAATGTTGAACTACTTACAGCACAAGCATCAGCATCTGGACAAGCATTAACTACATTCTCTTCTACTAATACTGCTACTATAAAAGCAAATGGTACTATAGAAGAAAATGAAGCACCTTTTGTTATAGACACCACTACATACGATACTCATGTATTAGAATATAGTGTAAAATATGATGGAACATCTGATGGTAACTACAGAAGAGTAGGCACCATATTTTTAAATACATATGAAAATAGTGTTACAGGTAATTCAGGTGTTATAATTCAGGATATTGCAAGTGATGTAAGTGATACATTATCTGGAAATGTTTCTTTTAGTGCCTCATACGATGCAAGTAATAATACAATATCATTATCAAGTACAAATAACGTAGGAGGATCTGGCGAAGATCTAACTATGAATTGGATACAAAGGCGTTGGAGTTCCTAATTGAATAATGTTTCATAAGAACTTATCTGGATCAGAAAGATTAAGTATATGGCGCAACGTTAGACAGAAGACTCACAATAACATTTTAGAAGTCTTAGAAGATTTCTCTACAATAGAACCATTACCAAGATATCTAGATTACTACACACCCTCTAGTTGGCCTAATGTTTTTGAAATAGTAAACGAAGGTTACTTTTGTCAAAGTGGTATAAGTTTAGTATTGTTATCCACACTAATTAATAAAGGTTTCATATCTAAAGATACAATACAACTTCCTGTGATAAGTAATAATATATTAGGGACATCAGGGCTAGTTATATATGATAGAGATTTAGTATATAATTTTACACCTGGTGAAATAGTTTCTTGGGAATACGTTAAAGAGAATGCCACCATATTCCAAATTCATAAAACATTTGAATTAGCATAGAAACTTATTGACATTTATATAGTTTTATATTAAAATGATATAGAAATAAATATATCGTATAAACAGACTGAGGACACACATGCAAGTTAAAAAGAGAGACGGCACACTTGAAGACTTAAACATAGATAAATTACACAAAGTTGTCATGTACGCCTGTGAAGACATTTCAGGTGTTAGTGCCTCAGAAGTAGAAATCAATAGTCAAATTCAGTTCTTTGAAAGTATTGCAACAGAAGATATTCAAGAAACACTTATCAAAAGTGCCGCAGATTTAATCTCAGAAGAAACACCAAACTATCAGTATGTAGCAGGTAGACTAATTAACTATCATTTGCGTAAGCAAGTTTATGGTGAGTTTGTACCACCTTGTTTGTGTGATATCATTCAAGATAATATAGACGCAGGATTTTACGATGCGGAGTTTACTGAACTATATACTAAAGCAGAAATAGATGAACTTAACTCTCATATTAAACATGAGAGAGATGAAGTTTTAACTTATGCGGCTATGGAACAATTCCGTGGCAAGTATCTTGTGCAGAACAGAGCAACTGGTGAAATATTTGAAACACCACAAGTTGCGTACATGATGATTGCGGCAACATTATTTGCAAAGTATCCTGCAGAAACAAGAATGAGTTATGTAAAAGCATATTACGATGCTATTAGCACATTTAAAATTTCCTTGCCTACGCCTGTTATGGCGGGTGTAAGAACACCACAAAGACAGTTTAGCAGTTGTGTACTTATAGAAACAGACGATAGTTTAGATAGTATCAATGCAACTAGTAGCAGTATCGTAAAGTATGTAAGTCAGAAAGCAGGTATAGGTATTGGTGCAGGACGTATTAGAGCAGTTGGATCTAAAATTAGGAGCGGAGATGCAACTCATACAGGAGTTATTCCTTTCTATAAAATGTTCCAGTCAGCAGTAAAAAGTTGTAGCCAAGGTGGTGTAAGAGGCGGAGCGGCCACACTATACTATCCTATTTGGCATTTGGAAGTTGAGGACTTATTAGTATTAAAGAATAATAAGGGCACAGAGGACAACAGAGTGCGTCATATGGACTATGGTGTACAGTTTAATAAACTTATGTATGAAAGACTTATTAGTGGTGGAAATATTACTTTGTTTAGTCCTAACGATGTGCCTGAATTATACGATAGTTTCTTTAACGATCAAGAGAAATTCCAAGAACTATATGAGAAAGCAGAACGTATGACTAGTATTAGGAAAAAGTCTATACCTGCAATAGAACTTTTCAGTGCCTTTGTAACAGAACGAAAAGACACAGGTAGAATTTATTTAATGAATGTTGATCATGCTAATACTCATGGGTCTTTCATTGAGGAAGTTGCTCCTATAAAACAAAGTAATTTATGTTGTGAAATTGATTTACCTACAAAGCCATTAAATGATGCAAAGGATGAAGAAGGTGAAATAAGTTTGTGTACATTAAGTGCAGTCAATTGGGGTGTAATTAAAGACTTACAAGAGATGGATAAAATTTGTAACCTAGCAGTCAGAGGTTTAGATGAATTACTAGATTATCAGGAATATCCTGTAATAGCGGCAGAACTTAGCACTAAGAAAAGACGACCTTTAGGTATAGGAATTATTAATTTTGCATATTGGCTAGTTAAAAATGATAGTAATTATCAAGATCCTAACTTAGAACTTGTTGATGAGTGGGCAGAAGCATGGAGTTATAGTTTAATCAAAGCAAGTGCAGATTTGGCTGTAGAAAAGGGTACTATAGAAGGTAATGAAGAAACAAAATATGGGCATGGTATTACGCCTAATCAAACATACAAAAAAGATGTTGACGAATTAGTTAAACACAAAGAAAGACAAGACTGGAAAGGTTTGCGTAAGCAGTTAAAAGAAACAGGTATTAGAAATAGTACACTAATGGCACTTATGCCTGCAGAAACTTCTGCACAGATAAGTAATAGTACAAACGGAATAGAACCTCCACGCAGTTATGTAAGTATAAAACAAAGTAAACATGGAGTATTGAAACAAGTAGTACCAGGGTATCCATATTATAAAAATAAATATGATTTGTTATGGGATCAAAAGTCCCCACAGGGTTATTTAAAAATAATGGCGGTCCTACAAAAGTACATAGATCAGGGAATTTCGGTAAATACATCTTACAATCCAGAACATTATGAAGATGAGAAAGTGCCAATGAGTGTACTTATACAGGATATCTTAATGTTTTATAAATACGGCGGTAAACAGTTATATTATAATAACACTTATGATGGACAAGGTGAAATAGATATACATAAAGAAGATAAACAGGACGAATTAGCAATATCAGAAATAGATGACGAAGATTGCGAGAGTTGTAAAATATAATGACAGTATTAAATACAAAAAATAGAGTAGATCATACTAAAGTAAAAATGTTCTTAGATCCAACAGGAGGTCCTGTAGTCCAACGATATGATACTCTTAAATATAAACAGTTTGACAAATTAACAGATAAACAGTTAGGCTTCTTTTGGCGTCCAGAAGAAGTAGACATACTTAAAGACGCAACAGATTTTAAAAACCTATCAGAACACGAACAACATATCTTTACCTCCAACTTAAAGAGACAAATACTATTAGATAGTGTGCAAGGCCGCTCCCCTAATATTGCTTTTCTGCCTGTGGTTAGCCTTCCTGAATTAGAAACATGGATTGAAACATGGGCATTTAGTGAAACAATACATAGTAGAAGTTATACACATATTATAAGAAATGTATATGCTAATCCTAGCAAAGTATTTGATGAAATGCTAGACATAAAAGAAATATGTGATTGTGCAGATAGCATTACTGAAAACTACGATAGGCTTATAGAATATAATCTACTTAGAGATTCAGGCAGTAAGAAATATGACTTATACGAACATAAGAAAAGAATTTGGAAATGTTTAATGAGTGTAAATATTTTAGAAGGTGTTCGCTTTTATGTATCATTTGCATGTAGTTGGGCATTTGCTGAACTTAAAAGAATGGAAGGTAATGCTAAAATTATCAAACTTATTGCACGTGACGAAAATGTACACTTAGCAAGTACACAACAGATGCTAAAATTCTTACCACAAGAAGATAAAGACTTTGCAAAGATTAAAAAAGAAACAGCAGAAGAATGTAAGCAAATGTTTATAGATGCTGTAGAACAAGAGAAAGCATGGGCAGAATACTTGTTTAAAGATGGTAGTATTATTGGACTAAATGCTGAACTATTAAAACAATATGTAGAATTTATTGCGGCCAAACGAATGCACGCCGTAGGCTTAGAAAAGATATATAATAGTGGTACAAATCCTTTACCTTGGACTCAACAATGGATTACAGGTAGTTCAGTACAGGTTGCACCACAAGAGACAGAAATATCATCCTACGTTATAGGTGGAACAAAACAAGACGTAGATGGAGACACATTTAAAGGCTTTAGTTTATGATAGTAGATTTAAAAGAATTTCTTAATAAAGTAGTTACAATTAAAACATTAACAGGGTTAGAACTTATAGGTAAATTTATAGGTACTGATGACGATAATAAACTAATTGTACTAACACATCCTAAAATGGTTGTTTTAACTAATTCAGGTGACAATCAAGACAACTCTATAGCAGTTGTGCCATTCACATTTTCTTCTGTAACAGAGCAAATAGATCTAAGTACTGATAAAATCTTGTCTATTAGCGAATCTATAAAAGAATGTGCAAAAGATTACTTAGATATTGTAGAAGGAAAATCAGAAGAAAAGGCAGAAGACGATAGTTAATTAGATAAATACTATTATGCCTAGTTTAGCAAAACAATTCAGTCTGGTAGGTACTGGTATGATCCAGGCTCCATGTGCAACATCCGTTTTTTGCGAAGGTACTGCTGTATCTTTAACAGGAGACACAGTTTCTCCTCACGGCGAAACTCCTCACACTAACTCTTTCGTTGTATTAGGTAGTTTTACTGTTTTTGTTGAAGGTAGAAGTGTAACAATTACTGGAAGTCCTACTAGTTGTGGGCATACAGTTAGCATGGGTTCCCCTACAGTATTCGTAGGAAGTTAATAACTTACTAAAATGGCTAGCCTGATCTCTGTAAAAGGCCCTCACGCCAGAAACGATAATAACTTTATTCGAATACAATGGAACATGGGTAATTCATGTAATTACGAATGTGAATATTGTCCCCCTCAATTACATGACGGAAGTAAGCCTTGGCTCAGCAAAGATCAATATATAGATGCTATAAATAAATTTTCTTCGTATTATAATGGTTTAGGTAAACGTGTAGACTATGAATTGATAGGCGGAGAGGTAACAGTAATTCCAGGCTTTGAGGATATTATAAGAGCAATAAGTGAATATAATACATCTAGTACAGTCTATACAAATGCTAGTAGAACTGTTAATTGGTGGTCTAAGGCTAAACACTACATGAATGCAGTAGTATTAACATTTCATCCTTTAACACAAGAAAAGCAACACTTTATAGATGTAATAAATGAAATAAAAGAGCACGTTTTTATAGATATTAATATTGCTGGTGTAGGCGGACAAGTATTAGATTTAGGTAATTATGTAGAAGAATTAAGAAATTTGTTTTTAAATTGTGAGCATAATGACTATAATCATGTCAGTATATGTGTAAAGACCATGTATAAGAAGCTCTTAGGGCGTCACAGTAAGCAACAAACATACTGGGATTACACAGAACAGGAAAAAGAAGTCTTAGAAAGACCAGGAATTAAACAACAAGAAGTTAGAAGAGAATCGAATGTAGAAGATGATTCCCCCGCTCCCGATCCAAATGCATTTATGACAGAGTTTTTATATGATGACGGAACTGTAGAATATGTACAAGGGCATCAAATAATAGATAAAGGACTTAACAGATTTAGAGGACTAAGATGCCATTTAGGATTCGAAAGTTTAAACATAGATGCAAGTGGAGAAATTTATAGTAGTTGGTGCGGTGCAAAAAACTTTGGTAATATATCTAATAATACTTGGGAATTGCCTGAAACTAAAACTGTTTGCCCATTTGATTTTTGTAATAATATATCAGATATTTCTATAACAAAGACTCTATAGTATCTTTTTTACCATTTACAAACTCACATAATATGTTATAAATGTTTTGCACATATACATCTTTATATCTAATTCTATGATTAAATTTATCTGGAGTCCAATCAGGTATATAAGCATTAGTTACTGCTGTCATTTCTTCTATACTATTAAAAATATGACCTTTGTATGATATGCATGTTAAATTATTAAAAGATTCTTGTGATTTTATATCAGGTAATGATGTATCTAATATGCTTATACCTTTATCATTTACATAATTTTTTAAAAGATGCCAGCCTTCATTTGTCTTTGTAAAATTAAAATCTTCTTGTTCAAATTTACTAAATATTTCTTTTAATTCTTTAAACTCATTAAAAGGTTTATAAAAGCAATCTAAATTGTATTCTTCAACGCCATGAATATCATAAAGCCATTCACCTTCTTCTGTTATAATGTGGTTTAAGTTATTATAGACACATACACCAGGGTGTATTTCTAATGTATAATTATTCTTTTCACATATATCTATTACATATTTAACATCTGACAAATTATGTTTATATAGCATATACTGGATTCTTGGCCTTACTTTAAAATCTAATTGTAAATTTTTAAATAATATATTACTATAATCAGGTATTGTTAAACCTATAGTATCTTTATATCCATATATTTTAAAACAAAATTCTATATTATGAGCTAATGTTTTTTCAATTTTATTACTAAATCCATTAGTATTAATATTTACAACTATATCTGATCTTCTACAAAATAGTAATAAATCTAATATTCTTGAATACTCCATAGGATCTCCAAGAATGCTGTAAAGAGTTATTTGTTTTGGAGATGTCTTTTTAAGATATTTTTTAAGTAAATCAAAATTTAATTCTTCATTGTTAAAAAGTCTTTTACCAAATCTGTGAAATAACCAAGATCCCTGTGACTCCACACATACATATTGATTATTTTTAGATGTAAGATCAATAAAGATATTATCCATATCTCTATTTATTTGATCTTATTTGAATATTAGTTAAGAACGATTATTCTTTACCTGAGGTAAAGTTTACTACTTGGTCAAAACTAGTACCATCATAATAGTATTCAGGTGCCGCATCAAGATCTGTTTCTTGACCGCCTACAGCATAAACACCAATGGTATATTCTTCAACTCTGGTCACCCCACTAACGTCACCTCTTACTGCAAAATGATATTTTCCTGGGACTGTAACATTAGCCATATTAGCAGATGTATCTACAGCACAAATACCAGTAGAAGTATCAAATGTTGCAAATGGTGGTACAGGACTGAATCCTAATACTGTTACGTTTGAAGCACCACTATTCAAGCCTATATCAACATTGCCTGCTTGACCTTGCTCTAAAGATATAATTAGACCAGAGCTTGATGTAGCCAAATCAATTGCACCTACTTGAGGACTTGTTCCTATAGATTTTTTAAGTAAACTTGCATTAGCACCAGTTGAAGTAATTAAGTTTGCATCAAAAGTAATATTAGCACCTTTTCTTAAAGCACTTCCTTCTGCAACAATAAATGACTTAATTTGTGTTGCTGATGATGTTGGTGCTTGTTGTACATATTGTGCTGATAATCCTGCAATAATGGCAGTAGATGGGCTAGTTCCGTAAGATGTACCATAATTACTAGTATTACTATAATCTGCAATACTTACATTAGAACCTAATGCGTAAATATCAACTTCTTCACCTAAGTTACATCCTGCTGAGCCACCGCTCCATGTAGCACTTGCACCAAAGGCTCCTACTTCATAACTAGGATTATATGCTCCAACAGTCATAACCTGATCCAAACCTGCTGGGGAATAATTATCTACATCTGCGGCATCATTACCTGCTGAACATACTACCATTATGTTATGAGATTCTAATTCTTGTAGTTTTGCGTCTATTAAACTATTTTTTGCTGTTGTCCAAGGCATACATATAGTTTTAACTTTACTAGGTGTATTTGCATTGTGATGAACTAAAGCGGCGTTCATTGCCTCTATAATTGTGCCTACTGACACTGAAGAGGATAAACCATTACTAAATTTGAGATTCATTAATGTTGCACTTGGAGATACACCAATATTCTCACCTACAATTAAACTTGCCATTGCAGTACCGTGTCCTACTGTATCTGCATAATCTGAATCAAATGCTGTATATAAATTTGTAATAGTAGCATTGGCAAATTCTGTATGTGCTTCATTAATACCAGTGTCCATTAAATAAACAGTAGACCCGTTTCCATTATATTGAGGGTTGTATGCTCTTGCTAAACTGTTATTATAAGGATTAGCAAGGTGCTTTAAGTGGTCTGTAGAGTATTGTACAGTAACATTTTCAGTTGCACTTTCAAGTGAACTATGCAAAACACCTGCTATTGCGGCAAGTTGCTCTGCTGTACAGTCAATTTTGTACGTTAAATTAAAAGAGTATGTCTCCGTAATCGTTGCCCCTGCGCCTGTAATAGCACTTTGAGCCGCTGTTGCGTCAGCATGTGTTCCGCTATCTAATGCTACAATATATGCCGCCATTATGATTCTCCATATGTTAAAGTTTATGATAACTAATTACTATATGTATTTATCAATTTAATAGGATTTTTATTTTTTTATGGAAACTTTTATACAATTAGGTGATAACCCAGGTTTAGAAATAGACATATCTCCGGCATATTATGTTAAATTTCATGCTATTAAAACAGAACAATCTGTTTTATCCTGTACACAAGAATTGTTAAAAGATTTAGACAAAGTAAATTTATCACTTAGTGGTGGAATAGATAGCCAATTTAGTTTACTGGTAGCAAAAGAATTAAAAAAAGATATTACAGCATACACATACAGAGCGATGTGGGATAACACTATTGTTAATGCTGAAGATGTATATATGGCACAACACATGTCGGATATTAACGATGTAAAATTAAATATCTTAGATATAAATTTAAGAAAGTTTTTTGATAATAATATGCATTTTCAATATGGGAAAGAATATGGAAATACTAGCCCTCAACTTTCTGTACACTTACATTGGATAGATCTATTACATTCAAAATATAAAATAAAAAATATACTAATGGGAGGAGATCCACCTCTATTTAAATATTCTTCTGTAAATACTAATAATAATAAAGTAAGGATGAACGATTCTTTCTATCAAGATATTCTTACGCCTTATTATTTGTTTTGCAAATCAAAAAATATTTTATGTTTAAGGGATATGTACTATCATAATCCAAAAATAGTTTATGCTGGATTCAAAAATAATATTGATGTAGTTGCTAAAAAGAAAATTTATATTGAAAACGATATAAGAAGAGTAAAATCGTTTGATGGTACAACTCACAGATCTGCAAGTCCTTTTTTAACAGATAATTATGTTTTTAAATATGAATGGTATAGTAATATAATAGAAGGTTTAATACCACAACAATCAGGTATCACAGGGTTTGAAACCTTAAAGAAAATATTAGCATCTGAAAGTGGTGCGTATAATAGATTTGATCAATTGTACAGATATCCTATGTGGGATCAAGGTGTTAATACTGTTAGAATGATGATTAAGACTAGTAAAATTAGAAACAAAAGCAGAAATATAATTGTACCAAGTGAAATAATAAATTTATTTAAAAAGTTTCAAACACAAGTTAAAAAATCCGAAGCCAAACCTGTAAATCGTTATAGATTCGATTTCTAAAAAAACTGCAAAAAACCAAATAATCCAAAATTGGCCTATAATCTAGGTGTTTCAAATATACCTGTATAAATACCGCATATATTATATTATAAACTGAAATTATATCAACCTCCCATCATGATTAGAAGTTTATTCACAATATGGTTAAGTTTGTCTATCCAGACATCCGATAACCTATTCGGTGCATTACGAAGTGTTCGGGACGTTGTTGACTGGAGCATAAGTGATGAGCGAGAAAAAATTTAATAAAATTAAAGATCAATTAGAACTTACCGTCCTAGTGACTTTGTTTATAGTATCTATACTGGCGGTATCACCGCCTGGTGTTTAACATTTACAGATAGAGAGATAAAAAAGAAGTGACAACATTAATTTATAAATTAAAACATAATGAAAGTGTGTGTAAATTTTGTGATTTTGTGGAAATGTTGGCTATAATGGCCATTCCCTTTGCAGTACCATTCTTCATTATGTATGCATCAGCAGTATAAGGAGAAAAAATGAAAAAATTATTTGCTATTGCCGTATTAGGACTATTTGTTTCTAATGCTAATGCCGATTGGAGAATGGAAAAGTATGACATAAACCAAGACGGATTTGTTATTAAAGAAGAACTACTAGAAGCAGGTTGTACTGTTAAAGTAGGATTATTTAAGGCCGCAGACAAAAACGATGACGGAAAACTTTCTAAGAACGAACTTAGAAAAGCATCAGAATATATTGTTAGACGTAGGTGTCCTAAGTAATGAAAAGATTATTTAATATAATTTTTAAATACTGGATTGCACCTTGGTCTCCTAAGGGATCTATAAGGAACGTATAATGGAAATATTATTCATATCACTATTCGGTATAATTATTTCTGCATTGTATATAAAACATGCTCCAATGAATGATTTGAGACTTGCTATGTATTATGCAGATTTACAAAACAACAAAGAGAAAAAATGAAATACGAAGTAAGAGATGCAACTCCTGAAGAATTTGCAAAATGGAGAGAAACAGACTATTGGAACAAAATGGATTTTGATCCTTTAGTAATGTTCGTAGTTATCCCAACAATAATTCAGTTAATGGCTGTAGGAATGATGGGTGCTGTAATGTATCTTAATTCTATTTTGTTTTGATCAAAGAAGCAGTTAAGGCCGTCATAGGCGTAGGCAAAAATGGCGGCCAATTTAAAATCACACCTTTGCGAATTCTCTTATTCGCATTTTTAGTAGCAACAATATTTTTAGGTACAGTGGCGTCTTTACTGACCCTTGCCTCATTTTTTACTTGACAAACACAAATTAGTAAGTATAATATTGATTTTAGATAAGTACAGTTATGAGTTTTGTAGTAGGTAGTCCATGTGTCGGATGTAAAGACACAAAATGCGTAGAGGTATGTCCTGTAGATTGTTTCTATGAAGGACCTGATATGCTAGTTATTAATCCAGACGAATGTATAGACTGTGCATTGTGTGAACCAGAATGTCCAGTTGAAGCAATATGGAGTGATGATGAACTACCGCCTGAACAGATACCATTTATAGAAATAAATGCAAAATTATCTGAAGTATGGCCAAACATAACTGAAACAAAAGAACCAATGGCACATAAAAGTCCATACAGTACAGAAGAAGCAATAGAGATAGGTGAGAAACATGCCGAAGAAAATTAGTAAACCAAAAACAAGATCGCACTTGCAGATGTTTACGCATGATACACCTTACGGACATAAAGTGCAAAGAGATAAAACAAAGATTATACCTCGTAAAGAGAAGTATAAGGATAAAGAAAATGATTGATGGTGTAATACTATTGGCTGTTTTAGTACCTGCTATAATTGGTATGTTTTCCTTAATGGTATCTGTAATAAACGAAACAGGCGGCACCAAAGGTATAACACAACCATATATAACCAAGTCAGGTAAAAAACATACAGCAAAAAAAGAAAGGTCAAATTATATAGTCTAAACTGATAAATACTACTATAATAATTTTTATTATTTAGGAGTAACAAATGTCAGTAAAAGATATGTCTTACCGCGAACGCGGATTATTACTTAGTATGTTCGCTCACCAATGTTATTGCGAACCTAAGGATTTATTGAAAAAGAGACCAGGTATTAAAGACTTGGAACCTCTTAAAAAGTTTTTAAACAAACCATTACCACCAACATATATAGATGTTGATGGTGCTCAGGCTTATGTAATGAGTGACAGCAAAGATGTCCTTATTGCATGTAGAGGCACAGAGCCAACGCAACTGAATGACATATTAGCAGATTTAAAAATGTTTCCAGTGAAGCATCATTTAGGTGGTAGAGTTCATAGAGGTTTTTATGCAGAGTATGATAAAGTAATTCCAGGTATTAAAGAAGCTCTTGAAAAACACAATAAGAAAGGCGATAAGACAGTTTGGGTTACGGGACATAGTTTAGGTGGAGCAATGGCAGTATTAGTTGCCGCAGAGTTACAACCAGATGGAGGATTACATACATTTGGACAACCAAGAGTTGGAAACGCCGAATTCCTTAAATGTTTAGATAACATAAAGTATTACAGGTATAGAAACAATAATGATGTTGTTACAGCAGTTCCTCCTTCATGGTTATTCTTTAGACACGGTGGTGTACTTAGATATATTAACACTTTTGGTAATATAAGGAAAGCAACATACTGGCAAAGATTTAAAGACAAATGCAGAGGTCACTGGCAGGCATTAAAATCATTTAACCTAATAGATGGATTCGCTGATCATTCTATGGGTCTATATCATGAATACTTGTTTAACATGGATGACAACGGTGATCAATTACCAAAATAGGAAAATATAATGAACTGGTTAATAATTTTAGCATTAAAAAGTATTCTATCAAGTATAATTGGTAGTAGTTTTTATCAATGGTTTAAAAATACTAAAATGGGTGTTTGGTTTCAAGTCAAAATGGATAACACAATGGAGTGGTTAGCAGAAAGATACGATTTAGAAATTGCTAGTCGCGAAGAAAAATGGTTAAAGCAGTATCCATTACTTGGACAAAGAATAGTAGACTTGGAAAAAGAAGTTGCAAAACTTAAAAAGAAAAAGTAGCAATACATAGTTTTAACTGATACTCAAATGCTTGATAAATATAAGCATAATAATATAGGTTAAAGGATTTAAAACATGTCTAACAAAACACCATACGAGATACGTTTGGATTTAGTAAGAGAGGCGAAAGAAATTCTTCAGGCAAAAGCAAAAAATCCTGAGGACATGCCTACTACGGAAGAAGTACTAAAAGAAGCAGAGCGATTAAACGAATTTGTTTCTAAAAAGCCATTCTCAGACAAATAATTTCTATTAATTAAAGAGCACATTTAATGTGCTCTTTTTTTCTGAATTCAATTCCATCTTTACACTAAATAATTGCTTATATAAGGCTGGATTAGCTCAGTTGGTAGAGCAACTGATTTGTAATCAGTAGGTCGTCAGTTCGAATCCGACATCCAGCACCAATTTAAGGAAATAATATGGCAAAGACAAAAACAACAAAAGCAAAGGCACCAGCAAAGAAAACCGCTAAAAAAGTAACCAAGAAAAAAGTTGTAGCAAATTTTGATTGGAATAATGTTGGGGAAAATGTAAGAAAAAATGCAGAACAAATAAGTGCTAACATTAGAAAAAATGCTGAAAGAATAGGCAATAATGTAAGAGCATTAATGGATAGATGATAATTTGGGGCGGTAGCTCAGTTGGGAGAGCGCCTGGTTTGCAACCAGGAGGTCGCAGGTTCGACCCCTGTTCGCTCCACCATTTATAAGGAAGATGAATGGAATTAAATAAATTAGATCATAGATGGGATAATCAATTAATAAATCATGATCATGAAAAGTATAATTGGCGTCAGTATTTTATAGATGCTGTACAAGAAAAATATCCACAGGTTAAAGAATTAGAAAAACTACATGAAGTAATGGCACCTAACGAAATTAATGATTTTGTTTGGGACGTTCAACGTATATGTAAAACCGAAGAGTTTGCTAGAAAGTTAGATGACTTTATGGACGATGTTGCAAGACCCAGATTAGATGGTGCTGACTTTATGGTACAAGATGTTGTTGGTGTAAGAGTAGTTATTCCTAATCAAGCAAAACACGGTAGAACACTAAACTTTCATCAGGGTATTTGGTTTGGGCATGGCCCAGGTATGTTTAGTATTTGGAGTCCAATTACAGAAGCATGGGACTCCAACACTATGCAAATTTTACCTTGGGAAGAAAGTAGAATGATAACACAAAAAGCATACGATGAACAATTAAGTTATCAGGATATACAAAAACTTTGTTTAGAACATAGTATTCCATGTAATGCATCTCCCGGACAAAGTTGGTTGTTCCAACAAGGGCATCTACACGGTAATATAAACAATGAAACAGATATTACACGTTGGAGTTTTGATACTAGAGTTTTAGTTAAAGGCGGTAACTATGGTAGACGTAGACCAGGTGGGTATTTTAGATTGCATAGAACTTACAGACAGCCTTTAAGCAATATAGATACAAATAAAACCTGGATAAACTATATTGATATGAATAGCAGATTTTGTGAAACAACTCCTTTCTTTGTAACCAGTATGATAATGCAACAGTTTTGTAAAGACGTTGGCATAGAACCAGCAGACTATCCTTTAGAACTTTCGTTTTGTCATTGGGAGCCTATGTTAGAAGACTTTATTAAAGATCCAAATATCCAGGGTATAGTATTTCCAAGTATTTTAGGAATCACCTATGACAAAGAACGCAGAGACGAACTTATAGATATGGCATTTGCAAATAATACCGATCTTTTGTTTGTGGATGAAAGGATATTGTTAAATAATGACAAGGAAAGAGATTACTTGGATAAAATATTTGAGTACATAAACGATGAAGAAGACCCAGATTTATTATTAGGACACACAAGGTAAAAAATGGCAAAGAAAAAAGCAAAGAAGGTTGAAAAGCCTGAAGTACAAAATAATGACAACGATGTCATGTTCAAATTACTAGACGAAAAAATAGAAGTACCTTTAGGACTTTTAAGACAAAAACATATTTTTATTGCAACGCCTTGTTATGGTGGGCAGTTGGGAGAACCATATTTTAGAAGTATGATGAGGTTAGCAATATTATTTAATAAGTATAACATTCAATATACAGTAAGTACTCTTGCTAATGAAAGTTTAGTTACCAGAGGAAGAAATACATTAACAAGTTTCTTTATGGAAAACCAATCAGCAACTCATTTATTTTTTATCGATGCGGATATAGAATTCAATCCAGAAGATATTTTGAGAATGGTTGCATATGATAAACCAATTGTTGTTGGCGCCTATCCTAAAAAAGCAATAAATTGGAATAGTATTATAGGTGCCGCAAGAAATCCTGATTTAAATGAAGACGAAAATACCATAGAAGGACACAGTTCTAACTATGTTGTAAACTTTGATTTTGTAACAGACAAAGACGGAAACAAAACACCGCAAGTACAAATAGAAGATAATTTAGTAAAACTTAAAGATGCAGGAACAGGCTTTATGTGTATTAGGAAAGACGTAATACAGCAAATGTTTGATAAACATCCTGAATACAAATATGTGAATGATATTAATGTAGATCAAAAGTTTGAACCTTATATGTATGCATTGTTTGATACAATGATTGATCCTGAAAGTAGACGTTACTTATCAGAGGACTATATGTTTTGCAGAACATGGCAAAATATGGGAGGTACTGTTTACTTAGATCCACGTACAGCTCTTAATCATGTAGGTCATTACACATTCCGTGGAAATATTAGAAAATTATTTACAGGTGAAAACAGTCATCACAGAAAAACAGAGGTAAGTCAAAATGGCAAAACAACAACCTAAAACAGAAAAATCAGTTATATCAGTGCTACTACCTACTAGAGGTCGTAGAGAAGTATTAAGAAAAAGTTTAGACTCATTAGTTAGTAAAGCAAGTAATCCTGAAAGACTGGAAATACTTTTTGGTGTTGATGAAGACGACCAAACAGTTATAGATTATATTAAAGAGGAAATAGCAGAAGACCTTAAAGAAGTAGGTATAGAAGCCAGAGCTAGTATTTTTAAACCACTTGGATATGAAAACTTGCACATATACGTTAATACACTTGCAGGAGCGGCTACAGGAGATTGGTTCTTTTTCTGGAACGATGATTGCTTAATGGTATCAGAAGGCTGGGACAATGTTATAGATCAGTACAATGGGCAATTTAAATTACTAGGTCCTAAAGATAATCATAACGGCCATCCTTATGCTATACTACCTATTGTTCCTAGAGATTGGTTTATTCTAATGGGCCATTTAAGTCAAAATCCTCAAAACGATGCCTGGCTGAGCCATATTGCTTACATGCTAGATATATTTGAAAGAGTAGATTTCGAATTTATACATGACAGAGCAGATATTACAGGTAATAACGATGACGAAACCTTCCAAAACAGAAAGTATATGGAGGGTAATCCTAGTGATCCTAAGGATTTTGGACATACAGACATGCAAAATGCTCGTGTAAATTCAGCACACAAAATTGCATGGTTCCTAGATAAAATAGGAACACCGTCGGAGTTTTGGGAAAAAGTTAAAGAAGGTAAGCAAGATCCTTTTGAAAAAATGGTTTGGCAAGAAGGAGTTAAAGGTGCAGGACAATTGGCTCCTATAAATGAGACACCTGAATTACCAGACGATCACAAAATTACTCTATAAAAACTTCAAAAATATGTTGTAAAAAGGTTGACAACTCCTTAATTTGTGCTATCATATATACATAAATTAATAAAAAGGTAGGAGTTTTTATGCAATACGACATTTATCAAATCAAAGTTACTGACGAGATATCAGATTACGTTAATTCAAATGACAGAGGACACTTTGGTGCCGCTGAAAAATATCCTCTATACCATGCAAAAATGGAAACAATGCGTAGTTTAGAAGATAAAATAAACTTTAAATCAGAATATTTTTCACACTATACTAAAGTTTGTGAAGTAGATGGTAGATTTAACGGCCTTACAGAAGGTGATAGAGATTATACTGTTACCAGCAAAAATGAAGTATTCTCAATTCTAAATCAATGTTATTTAGATGAAGACACAGGTGAGGACATTGTTTTTGATAAACATGTATCAGGTTTTAAAATGAAAACAATTACTCGTAAAGACGGTGAAGTAATTACATACAGAGATATGCACTCACTATCAGTAGGTGATATTATTGCTGAAGTCCCACAAATAGGTTACGAAGTTTTTAAAACAGAAGATATCGTAAAAGAAACCAGATATTATATTGTTGAAGATTATGGTTTTAGTGATATCACAGATATTATAGATGAAAGTGATATTGCTGTAAACAGAATTGCGGAGGCTGTTTAATGATTAAGAATAGAAACACACAAATTCTTTCCAAAGACTACAAATCAACTGAACAACTTAAAGAATTTATGGAAGTTGTTGTTGGGTTAAAGTTAAGACCAGTATATGGTAAAGACAATGCTTTTTGGGTAACTGGTGAAAAAGACGGTGATTATATAGATGGTTCTAAATACTATAAAATAGTATTTGGGCATGTTGCAATGGAAAAATTTGTTAATGGTCCTGACGGCTATCAGGTGAAACAAGTTAAGGAAGGCTATGGATTTGATTTACAAGCGACTGGTGACTACAATGCTTGGAGTATGCTAGGTAGGTACAGAGATAAAATTAAGGAAGCCTTAGAAAATAAAAAACAAGCGGAGGCAGTATAATGGCAGTTAGACATATTGAAAGTGGTTGGGCTGATTTAGAAAGAGCCAAACAAAGAAAAAAGGAAGGCCTCAACGGAGAACAATTAGAAGAAAACCAATGTATATGTGGTGAGTTTGACTGCAAAGAAGAATATGCACATTGGACATCAGGATTTTAAATGGCAACTCATGCAATGATAGATATAGAAACACTAGGTACTTTACCTGAAAGTGTTATCTTATCTGTGGGCGGAGTAAAGTTTGATCCTTTTACATCTAACGAACCTTTTGATGGAAAGCATTGGAAATTAGATGCAGATTCTCAAACTAAAAAGGGCAGATTCGTTGATGACAAAACACTAGAATGGTGGGCTAAACAAGATCAAGCCATACAGGATGTTGCCTTTACAGACGAAGGCAGAGTACCTGTGGATACCTTTATGAAAGAACTTAATGCTTGGTTAACAGGGTGTGAAACAATCTGGTGCCAAGGTCCTCAATTTGATATGGTTATTATAGAACATTTATTCAGAGACTTTGATCATCATATGAATTGGTTTTTTTGGCAAGTAAATGATTGTAGAACATTATTTAAAATGATGCCCGTAGATCCTCGTAAAGCCATACAGCAAAATTTACACGATGCTCAGGCTGACGCACACTGGCAAGCAGTATGCGTTCAGCAATTTTATCGTGATTATAAAGTATTACCTAGGTAATAGATAATTTTACGACTTTATTGAGTCTTCCTGATTTCATTAATTTATGAAATTTATTAAATATTTTCTTCATGCTATTCTTTCCAAGTTACTGAATCTACATGTTGAAAAGCCTTCATTGTGTTGAACTCCAAAGGAGTTGTGTATTCTATCATTGAATACATATCTGTAATGTTGTTTTCGTTTGAAGTCACATCTATTAGATCTAATGATATCTCCACGATAGACAGATTCGTCTTTCATTTGAAAATAAATTTCATTTGATTTAGTAAAAATAACTTTGTCCACATCTGTTTTATCGATGTGATTATCAGCCAATGCTGGACCGCTAATGAGTAGGGTTAGCATGGCTACTATACCTAATGGTTTCGCCATATTTTTCTCCTGTAATGTGGTAACCAACTGTACCTAACTGTTCTTTACTTTATCACTAAGTGAACTGTAAAATGTGTTACAGGTTTGTTACAATTTTGTTACAGTTTTATTTATCATCTGTAACAATAAACTTGACAATGAATGGAAAAATGCTATAATATATCTTACATTAAACAAAACCGAGGAGGTTATATGAATAATGTAATAAGCATGGTACAGGATTTTGTAGTAGGAATTACAAAAATCTTTGTAGCATTAATACCGTTAGGTGTAGTTGCTAGTATTGTATTTGGTAACACACTTATTATAGGCGATGTAGTAGGTAACTTAGTTGCTCTAGTACAAGGCTTAGGTGAAGCAGGCCTAGTAGGACTTATTGTAGTTTTACTATTAGCATCTGTTTTTGGTAACGGTAAGTAAAGTAATTAGGGCATATTTATATGCCCTTTTTTCTAAAAAAAAGGTTGACAATATCCAAAAAAATGCTATACTATATGTATATTAAATAAAAAGGTAGGAGTTTTTATGCAAGGTATTTACACACAAAATCAAAGCAAGGACAAAATTAGATCTGTTAATGGATTTATTATTAATACAGTTACTTGCTATAATGATAACAATGACGATTCAGTCAACATTCAACTTACAGGATTAGAATCCATGTGGTACAATCACGAAGAAATGATTGATCATCCTGAAGGCAGTGAGTATCCAACAGGAGTTAATGAGCCATTTAGAAAATTAATGTTAGAAAGAATTGCTAACAGTATTTTAGCAAGAACTGGTTATGATATCAGAGATTATGATCATGTTATACATGCTTCATGTCACCCTGCTAGAGATGAAAATGGTAACATTATTGACCATGCAGGTTCAAATTTAGTGAGGAATGTTTAATGAATCCTTGGAACATTATACAAAAATTAGAATCAGATAACAGCAGACTTTTTAAGGAGTCTGTTGTTGCAGAGCATATTGACAATAAAGAATTTGTCAAAGGTGCTCAGTATGCCTTAGATCCACTTGTAACATTTGGAGTTCAACAAGTTCCATTTAGTGAAACAGATGGTAAAGGTATTTTAGAAAAAGACTTTTATGCAATCGCTGATATGCTAGTTAATAGAGAATTAACAGGACACGCGGCCAGAGATGCCATACAGGAATTATCTGACTTAGCAACCAATGAGCAATGGAACGATTGGTATAGAAGAATACTTATTAAAGACTTTAGATGTGGAACAAGTGTAAAAACATTTAATGGTGTAAAGAAAGGCATTATTCCAGTGTTTGGTTGTATGTTAGCACATGATGGTGCTAAACATCCTAAAAAGATTAAAGGCGAATGTTTTGTAGAATACAAGTATGATGGCGTAAGAGTTATTGCTATTGTACAAAATGGCTCTGCTACATTGTATTCTCGTAATGGTAAAATACTTCCTAACTTTCCTCACATAGAAGAAGCATTAGGTAAGCCAGAGTTTGAGGGTTTAGTATTTGATGGTGAAGTAATGAGTGACGACTTCCAAAGTTTAATGAAGCAAGTACACAGAAAATCAGGTGCCAATACAGAAGATGCATACTTGGCACTATTTGATATGCTTACACTTGCAGAATTTAATGCAGGTGGAACCAGTAAAGACGCAGTAGTAAGACGTAAAAGACTTATTGAATTAGACGATCATAATCTACTTCCTGACAGTATCAGAATAGTTGATGCATATAGTGTAAACTTTGATACTGAAGAAGGCAGAGCAGAGTTTGATAAACTTAACAAAACTGCATTAGCAGAGGGTTATGAAGGACTAATGATCAAACCAATTAGTGAAGGCTATAAATGTAAACGTTCACATGCTTGGTTAAAAGTAAAGCCATTTATTGAAGTAACACTTAAAGTTATTTCATTAGAAGAAGGCACAGGCAAAAACGAAGGCATGTTAGGCGCTCTTGTAGTAGAGGGAGAAGACGATGGTAAGTTTTTTCATGTAAACGTTGGTAGTGGTCTTAGTGACGACATGCGTAAAGATGTATGGGCGGCACAAGATAAAGTTATAGGACAACTTGTTGAAGTAAGAGCAGATGCGGCCACTATAGGACAAGATAGTGACACTTGGAGCCTTAGGTTCCCAAGGTTCAAAACTTTTAGAGGATTTGAACTAGGAGAGAAATTATAATGACTGGTTATATATTATTTGTAGCGGTATTTGTTTGGATAGTATCCTATGTAAGACTGCCCAAGTGGACCTTTCCACAGGTAAACGTAGTACAAAGAAGTAACTTTGCTACTCTTAATAGTATCTTTGTAATAGTAGTTTATATAATGTTTATGTTGGCAAACGGATGATTGAATTTATGCAAACAATATTTACAAGTGCCTTGTTTTTAACAATAACACGTTTTGGTGTTAGGGACGGATTTTATCGTGATTAATTGGGTATTTGGTTGGATTAGTATAGATTACCTTATTGAAAAAGGAGTGATTAAAAATGACAAGCAAACAGAAAAAGCAAATTAATAACTTTATTCAATCTACATTAAAAATTGTAGGGTGCTCTGCATTGTTTATTGGAATGACTGTGGCATTAGGTGAAAGTCCTGACATGGAAATATTTGCATATTTGTCAATGATATTAGGAACAACATTTGTAATTATACATAGTTTCAGAGCAAATGATCATATGTATCTGTTAGTTTCTAGTGCAGGATTTTTACTTATTGGTAATGCGTTTCTAGGAACAGAAACAGCACTCATGCTTATGCCTGAATTAGCAATGACTGAAGATCAAGGTTGGTTTGCAAAATACGGCAAAGTAATTGTTGAAGTATTAAAAACGGTGGTAGGATAATGAAAATATATTTAAAAGAAACAAATAAAGTACATGACGGTATACAAAAAGTATATAGTTTTCCAAATGGCTACGGTGCTAGTGTTGTGAAGCACAGTTATAGTTACGGTGGTAAAGATAATAAATGGGAATTAGCAGTTCTCAAAGATGGGGATTTATGTTATGACACAGATATCACATCAGATGTACTTGGATATTTAAATGATCCTGAAGTAGATAGTTATTTAAGACAAATAGAAAAATTAGAGGTGGCAAATGCCTAATTGGTGTAATAATCATATAAGACTAGGTGGTCCTACTGAAGAGATAGAAAGAATCTGGAACATAATTGAAGATCAAGATACTGATGAAGGCTTATGTACTGCATTAGTACCATTAAAAAACGGCTGGGAATATAACGATGCTGTGTCAACTTGGGGTACTAAATGGGACATTACTGATGGTTTCTTGGAATTTGATAAGCAAGGAGACTATTCAGAAATTACAGGTTCTTTTGAAAGTGCCTGGAGTCCTCCTAAAGAAGCAGTATTAACATGGTTAGAAAATAATCCTGATTGTGATGCTGACTTACTCTTTTGTGAATTTGCTAACGATTTTATGGGAAATTTAGACAACGAATATGATATAAGTTCAACTCCAGTTACTTGGTTTCTTTCTACTGAAGAAGGAGCCGAATTGGATGAAGTATTTGATATTATAGGTATGAAAGAAGAATTACTTGAAGAAGAATATAAAGAAATACTTAACGAACCACTAACATTAAATGATCCAGAAACCGAGGTATAAATATTATTATGGGACAATACGACTACAAAGTTGAAAGACAAAGACTGCTACTAGAAGCAGAAGAATGGGCACAAGGTGTTAAAGACATACATGCATTTAATACAAACGAAACTAAAATGTGGTATGAAAAACGACCAGAAGATGGTAGGGTAATAGATACTAGATATAATGATGAACGCATTAAAAGAGAATTATGCGGAGACAGACCCAAAGGTACCAAACGCACTATTTGGCTTTCAGGTAATCAACTCAAAGGCGACGATCTAATAAATGCTTATACTAAACAAACATAGGTTGACAAATTTTAATAAAAACGTATAATAACATATGAGCAAAGACATTTACAACGACGAAGAATTTAACAATCAAGTAGATGTCGAGGCGATATGTAAAAAGCATAAAATGGGCAGATATGATTTAATAGAATTTACTGCCTTTGTGGCTAGACAATTAGATATAAAGCCACACGATGCTATGAAACGTATTTTAAAAGAAGACGACTTAGTTGCATTTAAAAGTCAGTTAGAAGAACGCAGAGTAACTGCTGAACTTTCAAGGCAATTAAGAAAAAATAATTGAGGAGCCCGAGTGGTATTTCGTAAACTGGGTTTGGGTAAAAAGGTGAGTGTAGTGACTACTGTTCCCCATGGTAAATTCCCAATGTGTACTGCTCCTCACACCTATTTATCAATAGGGGGTTAATAACCTCGGGTAAGGGACAGGTCCACGAAGCAACACCAGTCCACAATTTATTACACGACATGAGTGTAAAGTGTGGACCATCCCTCCAGATTTGTGCCCTGTTCGTCTAGTGGTTAGGACACATGGTTTTCATCCATGCAACAGGAGTTCGATTCTCCTACAGGGTACCATTTAATTTGATAGATTAATTGTATATTCTATAATTTCCCAACACTCTTTATCTGACTTAGGTTCACTAAAAGCACATTTAAAAGGTTTAGATTTATCTATTATAAAATGTGGTGCAGACTTTACTAGAGGTTCTCTTACCATATGTGTAATTACTGAAGGCGTCAGCAATTCTATTCTATGTAAAACATCATGATCCATAAAATAAGATGTACCTTCAATATTGTCAAATCTACAAGTTTCTTTAAACTTTATGTTATCCTGCACAATAACTCTTTCTGAACCTTCTTTACATTCTCCATACTCTAATCTATAATTAGAATTAAGATCTTCTCCGTCTATTTTGTATAGTATGTTCCTTAACGTGCCTTTTAAAATTGTTGAGTTAAATCCACTACGATGATCATGTATGTCATCTATTAGTAATTCTGCTTTATCTGAATAAAAATTGTATACATTATAACCTCTGTTTAAAAGCAATTTGATAGTGCCGGTACCAACATACATAGTTTTACCGCCCATCTTTCTAAATTGATCAATTGTATACATAATACTATTTACCGTTTTGAATTATAGGTATTACTGCTTTTAGTTAAATAAGATTATGTTTTACATTTATAGTCAAATGAATATCCATGGTACTAGAAAACGAGATAAAGATTATCTACTACTAATGGATACACTTGAAAGGTTGAATATAAAATATGAACATCTTCCGGAAGATATATCTAAATATAATTTTACAAAAAATGATTTAATTTTTTTAAATTTTGGAGCAATAAATATAGATTTTTTATTAGAGCATAAAGATTTTAATAATACCAATGTTTATCCATCAATAGAAACGTGTAAAATTTATAACAAAGATAAATTTAATAAATTCTGTGAAAAAAATAATTTATCTATACCAAAAACTTTTTATTCTTTAGAGCAAACTAATGAAGATAATTTTCCTCTTCTATTTAAACCAGTATCTGGTTCGTTATCTGAATATTTAACATTATGTAACAGTAAAAACGATGTTTTGGAACAAATTAAATTATTAGAAAATGACAAATTTTATAGAAACAAAAATTATATTTTACAAGAGTTTATAGATACTGGTAATCCTGTAATTAAATATAGAACAATTTTTTTAGGGGACATAACTTTAACATATAAAGCGGTATCACAAGAAGATAGTGCCTTTGTTACTTTAGGTGATAATGGAGTAGTAGGTGAAATAAATCCAGATAATAAAGAAGTAGAAAATATATCAAAAAAATTTATAAGTGTAGCAAATAAAAATAATATAAATTTTGGTGCATTAGATATCATACAAGATTTGGAAGGTAAATGTTACCTTCTAGAAATAAATGCTCCTACTAAATTATACAGAGCATCGCAAGGTTTAGGTATAAATCTTTATGAAAGCATATTAAAATATATCTTGACAAAGGACACAAATAAGTTATAATAAGACGATGCATGTAAATATTACAGGGAGAATTGCAAAGAAAAAACAGATCGAACTGTTTGTTTACAATGTTATGCAATATCTTATGCCTAGACTTAAAAGACAAGTTGGTATAGATATTGCAGTAGTTTCAAAGTGCGACGGAAATAATTCAGCACTTTGTTGGGGCGATAAGGATGGTGTCGAGATAGAAATAGCAAGACAGTCTTTTGATTATAAATTTACATTAGAAGAAATGATGTTAAATTTATCACATGAACTTGTTCATGCCAAGCAATTTATTAAAGGAGATTTACACCCAAATCTAAACAAATGGAAACGTATAGATTTTTCAAATGTACCTTATAGTAGAACACCTTGGGAAAAAGAAGCATACTTATTGGAAGATAAATTAGTAAATAAATTTTGGAAATAAATGGCAATATATAAAAAAACAAGTGCAATAGTATCTACTAGAAAATCAACATCTCAAGGCACAGGCGGCAGAGGTAGAAGAGTTAAAGTTAGTATGTCTACTATGAACAAATCAAAGAAAAGATCATACAAAAAGTATAGAGGTCAAGGCAAATAACTAATAAATAGTAGTATGTTAGAACCTACTGATAAATGGCTATGCGAACTAGTTGAGCCTAAACATCCTGCTCTACATAAACCTGCGGATATAGATCCTTTTACTGCTCCAGAAGATGCCAATTGGGCACAAAGGGAAGTAGACATGTTTGAACTTATGCACAATAGACATGGCATAGGATTAGCAAGTCCACAAATAGGCAATAGTTATAATATGTTTGTTATGAATTTACATGGTTCAGGAGATGTAGGTGTTTACAATCCTAAGATACTTGAATTCAGCGAAGAAACTGTAAACATGGAAGAAGGTTGTTTAACATTTCCTTTATTATATTTTATGGTTAATCGTCCTGCAAAATGCAAAGTAAGTTATACTCTTTATGATGGTGTTACAGAAGTAGAAGATTGGTTAGATGGGATAGATGCAAGGTGCTTTCAACATGAATTTGAACACTTACAGGGAAAACTTTATCTTGATCATGCTAGTGAACTTAAATTACAACGTGCTAAAAAGAAAAGAGACAAATACTTTAAGGAAATACAAAGGGCAACTAGATAATGTTTAATTATCCTTTTTGGGTAAACGACTTTGACAGAGTAAAAGATCACAGAATTACCCATCCAGAAGTTGCAAAAATATTTGAACAACCTGTAGCATTCTGGTACGGGGCAAAAAAGAACAAAAATGCAACAAAAAATTTAGATAAAAGTCTTAAACGTCTTTTAAAAAGAACACTTCCAGGGTTACCTTACTTTGTGTTATACAACTTACCTAACAGAGATTTAGGACATTACAGCAAAGGAGGAGCCTCTGATGCCACAGAATACTTATTATTCCTACAAGAGTTTTGTGCAGGCATTGAAGGACATAAACCAATTGTAATATTAGAGCCTGATGCCTTACCTCATACTACATTAATGAATAGCGATCAAGCAGAATATCGTATAAACTTATTACAAGCAGGTATTGATATACTTACAGAAGAAAGTGATGCTTATGTGTATGTTGACATAGGACACAGTAATTGGTTAGACCCTAAAGACGCCGCTGAACTGATCACAAGGGTCTCTAATGACCGTGTTAGGGGGTTTAGTGTTAATGTTAGTAACTATAGATCAACAAAAGAAAGCATGGAATGGGCCTTAAAGATATGTGAATATAATGATAATTGGAACTTTGTTATAGATACAAGTCGCAATGGTAATGGCCCTCACGGTAATGATTGGTGTAATCCGCCGGGTAGACTAGTAGGAGAATTTCCAACATGTAATACAGGTGAGGAAAAATGTGATGCATTCTTATGGATTAAAATACCCGGAGAGTCAGATGGAAAAGGTAATGGTGGACCCAGAGCTGGAAAGTTTTGGCCTGAGATGGCTACAGAATTAGTTAAGGATATTAACTAACACCTGAAGGATCAGAAACGTCAACAGTATCTGGACTAGGTTCTACCTCATGATCTGCTCTTGGTGAATTTAATTCTGCTTCTAAATAGTTTTTAGCACCTTGTAAATAACTATGTGCCTTAACAATTTTTGCTTGCCACCAATGAGGGAAATCTGAATCAGGTAAGTCTTTTAACATTTTATGTAAGTCAATAGCATTTTTACCAATAAGATATAATTCTTTAGAGATCATACCCCTTTCATTATCTATGTGACCTACAGCAACTTTTTTAGTATCGCCTTCACCAGTATCTGATTTATAATCAACGCCTGGCTCACCGTCTTCGTTTACTATTCCTGCTAATTGTTGTAGTCTATCTATTTCGTTCATACACTTATTTATCAAATATTTTAAAAAATTCTTTTTCTAATTTTACAAGTTCTGGCTTAGTCCTAAAGTGTTCTTGATTGTGTTTACATAAATCTAAAATTTCATTAGTATTTAATTTTTCTTCCAGTTGAGAAAGAGATAGATTACTTAAATCTTTTAACATTTTAAGATCATTTAAAATACAAGTTTTATAATCTTTGGTGTCGCCTACGCCTCCTAATACTTCGTTGAAGGACCTATATCCATATTCTTCATGAATAGTTTTATTAAAAGGTAGTCCTAATGTTAAAAAGGGCATGCCTGCCACCATAGGCTTGAATGTCTTTTCAGTAAAATATATCCTTTTGCAATCTGTTTCAGTGTATAATAATTCTAAATTTTCGTAAAATACATGTAAATCATGTGTTAAACATATACCACAATCTAAATGATGTCCGTAAGAATCCCATTCGCCTGGGCCATCTATTGGGCATTCTAAAGGTATTTCAGGAATATTATATTCGTCTTTTACTAT